GAGGGTCAAGCCCCGGCGCCAACGCCAGCGGCTACCTGATCGACGTGCTCGCATCCCGGGTCGAGGCGGCACACAGCCCGGACATCATGCGCTTTTACCGCGCGTTCAAGCGGGTGCGCCGCAACGAGCTGGTGCTGGCCCAAAAACTTTACACCGAAAAGCGGCTTTTAAAGGTAGGCTCCGGGCGCAATGTCGAGGTGATCAGCTTCAAGGGGGCCGACTTCCGCGGTAACACCGACGTTCGCCTGGAGATCGGATCCGGGGTCACCGCCACGATGGACGGGCAGACCAACATGCTCATGCGGCTGATCGAGACCGGGCGGGACTTTATTTTTCCCAACATCGCCGGCGACCCCCAGGCGCAGAACACCATTTTGCGCCGGCTGGGCCTTACCTCCTTTTCCACCCCGACCAGCGACGATGTCGAGCGGGCGCAGTACGAAAACGCACAGGTCGCCACGGCCAAAAACCTGGACGAGCTGACGATCATGCTGGTCGAGCCTGACCCGGAAACCGGCGAGATTGCGCCAGATTCCGACGTGACGGTGCATGATCCGCTGTTCAAGTACGACGACCATCAAATCCATTACCAATGCCACCGTCGGTTCATTATCAGCGACGAATTCAAAACGCTGTCTGCCGAGGCGCAGACGCTCATCATCCATCATGCCGACATCCACAAGATGCTGGTCGACGCGCAGCAGGCGGCTGCCATGCAAGCCGCCATGCAGGCCGAACAGGCGAAGAACACCGGCACCAGCATCAACATGACCGTGCCGCCGGGCGGAACCGAAGGCCCGCCGCCTGGCGGGGGCGTAGCAGCCGCCGACGAAGGGACCGCNATNATATAGCAAGGGGGATTTGATGAAGCTGACGGANTTGAAACGAAAAATNGAGCCTGCAATCAGNATCNGGGNANCNGACGAAGCCCCGGAAATGCCCAGCGAGGTTTATCCATACGGCTTGCAAATCCGGCTCAACGAAGAGGAAATCGAAAAATTGGGCATCGATCTGTCCGATTTGTCGATTGAACAGAAGGTCGGCGTCGTTGCAAACGGGATGATCACCGAGATTGAAACTGCGATCAGCGCCGACCCGAACATGCACGGCACCAAAACAAGAAAGCGGCAATGCCTGGCCATTCAGTTCACAGGCCTGGCCCTGGGCAAACCGGTCAAGGAATCTTCTCAGGATGAGCGCACCGAAGGTGCCCGCACCCTGCGCAGCACACTTGCCAATCTCAGCGTATAGGCAGAAACCGACTTCTGATTCTGGGCATAGCACGAAGCTGCTACGCTCATGATCACCGAGAAAGGATGGAAGCCATGACCAAGGAAAACGAAGAAATCATCGATCAGACGGGTGAAAACCTCGAAGGGGACGAAAACGAACCGGAAGAGGGGAAGCCCACGGACGAAGGCGCCGTCGACGAAGGGGAAGGCGGTGCTGAAAGCCGGCAGGTTTCCGAACAGGACGACGAGATTCAAGGAGATGCCAAGGACCCGAAGTACCAGGCAGCCCTGAAGGCCCAGGAAACGCTAAACAGCATCCTGGAAAGTCAGGGATACGAATCGACCGAAGAGCTTACGGCCGATCTGGAGTCCGGCAAATCCTTGCTTGAGTTGTTCGGCGGGGACAAAACTGCTGCCGAGGACGCGATCGCAGCTTCCAAGCGCCTCAACGAGTACGAGGCATATTGGGCAGAGCAAGAAGAGCGGGCGCGTCGGGAGAAAGAGTCCCCGGAAGAAACCATCAAACGGATCGAACAAGAAAAAAAAGAGCTGGAACAGCGGGAAAAACAGCAAGAAGCGAAGGCGCGCGAGAAGGAAAAGCTGGAAAAGACGATGAAGGCGTTTGAGAAAAACGTCAACACCGCGCTCAAGGCCGAATTCGGTGGAGAGATTCCCGAAACGCACCAGGCGATTGTCGACCTGGTCACCGGCCTGAAAAATCCCCTGCTGGATGTCGAGATGGAAAGCAAACGCGACGTGGTCGCCACGACCAAGGAGGTCGTCAAGGCGGTCAAGGCGTTTGAAGACGCGATCATCCAAGGCTACCTCAAGGGAAAGCGGGCCGCCAGCACGAAACAGACGGGCGGCAGCGCGTCCGGCGGGGAAACGCCGGCGCAGGGCGAAAAGAAAATCAAGAACCTGAAAGACGCGCGCAAAACGCTTATGGAAATGTTCACCGGAAGTGCAAAGCGCTGATTTTCCCGCTGCGAGAGCGGGAGGTTTTGAACCATGGCTATTGATTATCACGATCTGACAGCGATCGCCGATGCCCTGAAGCGGGTTTACGGGGAGGGCATCACCCCGCAGTTCAACGACGAGGCGACGACCTATAACCAGTTTCCCAAGTCCGAGCGGAAACCTCGCGGACTGGGTTACTACGGCTCCGTTCGGTACGCCCGCGCACAGGGCACTGGCGCACGTGGAGAGAGCCAGAAGCTCCCCGATCCGCTGGTCGGAAAGTTCGACCAGTTCACCATCTCGCCCAAGTACATTTACGGGTCCCTGCGGCTGACCGGCCCCATGATCGAGGCCGCCAAGGGCGACATGGCCGCCTTCGTCGAGGGCCAGGCCGACGCGATGGACGACATCTATCAGTCGATCATCGTCGACCTGAACCGGATGTCGCACAGCGACGGGTTCGGCCATTTGGCCACCTTGTCGGAAGCGTCCGACGCGCTGACCAACAGCGGCACGACCACCTGGACGATCACCTGCGACAACGACACCGGGGTCATGTACCTGAAAGAGGGCATGCTGGTGGACTTTTACGACGGCGCTTCCGTCGATGAGTCCTCCGTGGCCTCGCGCATTTCCAGTGTCGACGCGCAGAACAAGACCGCCGAGATGGAGCCGAACGACGGCACCTACAAGGCGAATCACCCGATCAGCGGCTTTTCGTCCTACACCATCACGACCGATGCGGTGCCGTCCGGCGCCTACGTGGTCAAGATGGGCACCCGGGACGCTTCGCACGCGACCACCGACACCTATTACGAGATGATGGGTCTCAACGGGATCTTCGATGACGGGACCCTTCTGGCCACTTTCGAGGGGATCACGGTCGCCAGCAACCCGAAGTGGAAAGCCAACATTCTGAGCAATTCCAGTGTCAACCGCGAGCTGTCCCTGGATCTCATGCTCCAGTCGCTCGACGTCAGCCGGACCATGTTCGGGCCGTCCGGCATGCTGACCATGCGCATGGGCCTGGGTCAGCGGCGCAAGTACGCCAACCTGCTTTTGCCCGACGTGCGTTTCCAGGCGGGCGAGCTGAAGGGCGGGTACGAAACCCTCACCTTCGCCGGTGGGGACGGGCGAACCAAGATCGTGGTCGACCCGGATTCCCGGCCGAACAAGATTTTCATCCATCCCGAAGGCGCCATCGAAAAGTACGAAATGATGCCGCTGGGATGGCTCGACCGGGATCAGAAGATTCACATGCGGTCCGGCTACGACGAGTGGGACATGGTGCTGGGCCTTTACACGAACCTGGGCACCGAGCGGCGCAACGCCTGCACGCTCATCAAGGACCTGGTGGAACCGGGCCTGTGGGACTAACGCTAACCGTGGCGGGTCGGTAACACGGCCCGCCGCTTAACCCGGTGTCGATCGAGGCGCTGGAACCTTCTCGAAAAGGAGCAAAGACATGGCCATTCAACTGGACAATTTGGATGACAGCCTGAAAACGATGATCTACAACGTTCGGGGCCTGGTCCCCGGCGCGGCTGAAATCCACTACATCGACAAAAGCTCCGGCACCGCCTTCAAGCCCTATTGGGAGCCGAAGGTGGCCGGTGACCGGTTTCACACCACCATTGCCGCCGCGCATTCGGCCATGATCACCGGCCGAAACGACGTGGCAATTCTTTCTCCGGAATCTCATTCGCAGGCCGCATCGATCACGTGGAGCAAAAACATGACCCACCTGATCGGCGCCTACGGGATCGCCATGATGAACAAGCGGCCCCGGATCGGCCACAGCGCCAACTTTGACAACCTCCTGAACGTCACCGGGTACGGCAACACCTTCGCCAATTTGTACTTCATGTACGGGCGCGGCAATTCTGCCAACCTGACGTGTGCGCAGATCACCGGCAACCGCAACTCCTTTGTCGGGGTGCATTTCGCCGCTCCGCTGCACACCACGGAAGGCGATCAGGCGACGTTCAAGATCCTGGACTTTGCCGAGACGTCCGGCGGTGACGGCCTGGAACACTATTTCAAGGACTGCGTGATCGGGATCGACACAACCGCCTGGACCAACGGCGACATGATGAAAATCTCCGGAACGCCCCGGCTGGTTTTCGACAACTGCATTTTCCTGATGCGCGCCGACAATGCGCAGGTCACTTTTCTGGACGGGACCGCCGGCGACGGGCAGGGCTTTGTCTTGTTCAAAAACTGCACCGGGATCAACCTGGGAACCGCTTTGACAGTAGCGATCGGATCCACCGGCCTTGCGGCTGGGACCGACATCATTTTGCACAACAGCGGATTTTCCGGAGCAACCGATCTCATTGCGGCTGCCGATGAGGCCAAGGCCAAGATGATCGCAGGTTCGGGCATCACCGCCGATGAGCAGGTCGGCCTGGCGATCGATTACGATCACACGGCATAAGCCTGCGAGGCCCCGACTATGGGAACCTCAAAAACCATAAAGGCAATTCAAAACGACATCGCCGGAAACGGCGAGAGTCGAGTCCCGTTTGCAGCGATTGAGCGCATTCTCCGGCGGCCTTGCATCGACGACGACATTTTCGAGGCACAAGTGGCCAAAATGGTTGATTCCGCAAATTGGCTTGAACGTTATGAAATCGCCTGGATAGACGGGATTGTAACCCTTTACGGACCATGGAAGGAACCGGACAACTGATGCGGTCGACGCGAAAGGAAAACCGGGAGCTGGTGCAAGCAATCATCGGCGGTGAAATGCGCAACGCATGGCAGCCGACAGTTCCGGGAGAGGCCCGCGACGAGAGGCCCGCTGATCAAAAGCGGACCTGGGAGCGAGCCTCATGCCGAGACCGGTTTCGTGCCAATTACGATCAAATCGTTTGGGACCGGTAAATAAGTGGGGGGGGCTTGCCCCCCCATCTCCGACAAAGGAGACCCGTCATGTTTAAAACCAGATCCCCGGCGGCCTACACGCCGCCCGACGACCAGATTGAAGAGGCCTATAAGACCTATTGCTTTTTGGTCAAAAACCCG